ACGGCGTGGCCGAAGTCGGCCGCTGATGTTTCGCCGCTGATGTCGGTCATGACGTCCATGTGCGGCGCGATGACACCGTGAAGCGGAATGACAGCCACGGCACCGCTGCTGCTTGGGGCCGGCGTGCGACCAGGGCCGGCGGCGATACGCTCGCGGATCTCTTCGGCGGTGAACATGCGCCCTTCCGCGCGGAGGGAGAGCACTTCGACGATGATGTCGAGGGTCGCGGGCAGGATGGCCCAGGGCGTCTCCGACAGGAACCTCAGGACGCGGGCGTAGCGCTTAGCCATTGGGAGTCTCCTCGTGCGGCTGACGAATGGCCGCCTCAATCACGTCCCTCGTCATCTCTGATTCCCAGCCGTTCGCGTGCTCCAAGTCGTCTGGGAACTCGGTGTCCTTGACAAGCCCGATGCACAGTTCGCGGGCTCGCTCAGCGACTCGGTTCCAGCGACGGACGAAGATCGGCATTTCGTTCACGGCGCCAGGGGGCGAGATGTTCACCGGACTGATGATCTCCCCCCAGTGCAGCGACGGCTCCTCTCGCCACGCTTCGTACAACTCCTCAGCCGTGATCGGCTTCGGCGGGACCCAGCTCCTCATGCGACCAACTCCTCCCCCAACGCCAGCGCGGTCAAGGCCGCCGGCGCGTGTCGGTCCCACTCCTCCAGCACGGCCACGCCCTGCGCGAGCAGCGCGGCCGTATGCGCGGCCCCGTACTGACGCGCCTGCGCCTGATCGAGCCCGAGGGCCTCTTCCAGGACGGATACATGCTTCCCGTAGTAGTCCGCCGCCCACTCCCGCCACCCGGCCGGATTGCCCGCATACCGCGGCGCCCACTTGGCAATGGCCTCGATCTCCTTGCGAACGACGCGGGTCGCGGCGCGCAGGGTCACCGCGCGCGCGCGGGCATTCGCGTCGTCCTCCGCGCCCTGTTCTTCTTCTTGATTGGGTTGGCCATTATTTCTTGGCGGGCCGCCATTCAACCGCGGTGGGCCGCCAGGCGTGGGGTCGAGGCGCTCCGGCTGCACCGTGACCGGCGGCAAGCCGATGTGCGGAATCGGCTCGATCCCCACGGCCGCCAGGGCGGCGGCGGGTTTGTAGCCGGCGCGGATCAGCCCGCCGAGCGCCTCGACCTGCTCCTTCGACGTGGGCATCTCCCGCGACGGGCTCATGTTCAGCGGCTGTAGAGCCTCGTCGAGGCCGGGGAGCGGGTTCAAGTTCTCGCGGGCGCGCGCTTCATTGCGCGTCATCACCCCGTTCTGAATCAGGTTGGCGTAGAACTCCCCGCGCGCCGCGCTGTCCGCCTGGAGCATGGCGTCGCGCAGGAACTCCGCGAAGAAATCGTCGGAGTCATCGAGGATCTGCCGGTCGATATCCTGCTCCCAAGTCGTCAGCCAGGGCGCGAGCGCGGTGATGAGGAACCCCAGAAACTGCTGCTCGATCCCCGTGCCCCAGCTCGTCGAGCCGGTGACATGCCCCAACATATGCGGCGGGACCCCGAACCACCGCGCGATGTCTTCCACGCTGAACTCGCGACCTTCGATGTACTGAGAGTCGCGCGCGTTCACGCCGATCTGCATCCACTTGAGCCCGCCTTCCAGGAGTGCCACCTTGTGGGCGTTCCACCACCCGCCCTGCGCGTCCTGCCAGGCGTCGCTATTCTGCTTGCGCTGATCGGGCGTGAGTTTCCCCTCGGTGCTGAAAATGCCCTTCGTCGAGGCGCCCTGCGACCAGAATCTGGAGGCGTGATTTTCTTCCGCGACCGCTCGACCGATGCTCTCCCGCGCGAACTCGACGAGCGAGAGGCCCGTCACCCCATCGAGCGAGGCGCCCATCACGTGAAAGACCTCGTCCTGGGTCAGCACCATCGCGGGCTGGGTCTCGGACGAGCGGTAGGTGTAGCCGCGCCGGCCGCTGGGCAGGAGCTTCACCGTCATGCGGTCCGGGTCGAGCGGGATCAGCTCCTGGATCCGGCGCGTCGAGGCGACGATCAGGTTGTAGAAGTTCCCGCGCAGGAAGATATGCCGCTGCCCGAGCTGGCGCCAGCGGATCGCGGTCTGGAATCCGTTCGGGCGGCGCCGCAGCAATTGATATTCCGGGTGATCTGTCGCGCGGTCCTTCCCCCCGTCAGACCGACGTCGGTAGATATGCAGCGGCAGGTACCCGATCAAGTCGGCGAAGAGCCGCACGCCCGAGTAGAACGTGCTGAGGCGCATCGCCTGCTCGGGGCTCGCGATGATGCCGGCGTGGGTGGCGGAGCCGAAACGCGGATCTTTCTGATAGAAAAAATCATCCCACGGCTTGTAGTCAGCCCCGAAGCGCATCCCCGCGAACAGCGAGGTCAGCAGGCCCATTTTGCCGCCTTTCGGAGATTCTCCTCGGCCCAGAGCGGCTGAAGATTCGACAGTGCCCAGCAATCCGCAAAGTCCCGATCCGTCGGCGACGAGTACGTGAACGCGCTTCGTGGGCGGATGTGGTCGATGTGCCAGGCGCCATGGTTAGCCCATGACATGCCGGGCTTGAACAATCCCTCCAGATGCGTCATTAGTTCTTCGACTGAATAGCCGAGGAGCGACATTCCGCGATGACCGCGGAAACCCCTCGCGGCAAGATCCGATCCGAGTACGCGGCCGAATGCATGGCGAATCCTCCAGCGGGGCTTTCGGCGGATGGCTCGGACTTTCTCCGGGTTCGCTCTGGCCCAGGCAATCGACCTCGCGACAACGAGGTCCTTATCGGGCCTTAGGGCATAGTTCTTATTTCTATCGGCTCGATAGCATTCCTTACAACGCGACTGAAGTCCGCTGCGTTGCTGGCGCCAGTAGAAATGATCTAGGGTGGCCGGAAATGATCGTTTGCAGCCCAGACACGTTTTCACCGCGTCGGTCGTCCCGGCACCACCGCGAGCGCGATGAGCGACAGGCCACCGACGATCCAGGCGCCCGCCGGGTGCACCTGCGCGACCCCCACCACGACGCAGCCCGCGCCGAGCAGGAGGAGGCCGGCGTCGAGGAGGCGCCAGATCATCCGAGGACCGAGATCAGGGGGGCGGGCGCGTCCACGTTCCGCATCACCCGGTCGAGCGCGTCGACCAGCGCCGCGATCCCGTCGATCTTCTCCCCGGACGTCGCCTTATCGGGCTTCAGGTTCCCCGCCGCGTCCTGCTTCACCGAGAGATTGCTCGCGTTCCAGCGCAGGACCGCATGCCCGCCGTGGGCCAACCGCCCCGAGGCGACCAGCTTCAGCAGCTCCTTCGTCGGCGCCGCTAGGCTCTGGAAGCCCTGGCCGAGGGGCACCATCGTGAAGCCGTCGCCCTCGAGCTGGGTGGCCAACTGGACCGCGCCCCAGCGGTCATAAGCGATCTCCACGATCTCGATGTCCGCGCTCAGCGCGTTGATCTCCTTGCGGATGTACTCGTAGTCGATGATGTTGCCCGGCGTCGCGGTGATCAGCCCCTGCTGAATCCAGACGTCGTAGGGCACGCGGTCGGTCGCCACGCGCTTGCGCACGTTGTCGGCCGGCACCCAGAAGCGCGGGACCACGAGGAGCCCGTGCTCATCGTCGGGGAAGGCGAGCACGAGCGCCGCGAGGTCGCTGGTCGAGGCCAGGTCGAGACCCGCGTAGCAGCGCCGGCCCTTGAGCGCGTCCAGATCCACCGGCCCGGCGCAGCGGTCCCACTGGTCCATGTCGATGGCTCTTTCTGCTTGTTCTGTCCATTGATTCAGGTGCAGGCGCCGGAACGTGTTCTGGTAGGCGAGCGAGGCCCGCGCCTTCACCGCCTGCTCCTCGAGGTAGTCGAGCTTGACGCTCGTGCCGAGCCCAGGGTTCGCGGTTACCCAGACGGCGGGATCATCCCAGGCCGCGTCGGCGGGGGCCCCGTAGATCACGGGCAGGAAGGCCGGGTCGTCGATGATGCCGTCCCGCACCTTCAGGGCGTAGTCATTCACTTCCCAGCAGATCGAGTGCCGGTCGTAGCCGGCCGTCGTGAGGAAGATCGTGAGCGGCTGCCGACGCGCGCCCGTCGAGGTCGTCATGACGTCGAAGAGCCGGCGGTTCGGCTGCGCGTGCAATTCGTCGAAGATGATCCCGTGCGCGTTGAAGCCGTGCTTGGTCTCGGCGTCGGCGGACAGGACCTTGTAGCTCGACGCCATCGCGTGGTAGACGAGCGCGTTCTTGAAGGGCTTGAGGCGCTTGCGGAGCTCGTGGCTCCGGGCGCGCATCTGCTTAGCGACGTCGAAGACGATTGCCGCCTGCTCGCGGTCGGACGCGCACGAGTACACTTCCGCGCCCTCTTCGCCGTCCGCGCAGAGCAGGTAGAGGGCGAGGCCGGCGCCTAAACTGCTTTTCCCGTTCTTTCTCGGAATGGAGACGTAGACCGTCCGATAGCGGCGCGTCCTGTCGTCCTTGCGCTTCCAGCCGAAGATCGGGCGGATGATCTGATCAGCCTGCCATTTGTCGAGCTCGAAGGACTGGCCCGCGAGCTCGCCCTTGACGTGCACCAGAACCTCGCGGAAGAAGTCGACGGCGAGCTGGGCGGCGCCCGCGTCGTAGGAGAACGGGCTCTCGTCGGTCATGCCGGCGGT